ATCTAGAGTTGCTGATGATTTCCCAGTCGTGCTGCTTCCAGCAGTTGTGTTCATGTCATAAGTTTCTAAATAACCGGCTTGTGCTACTGTATCGTCAGTTGCTACAATGTAGTTCTGGAATGGGTCGTCATTGACGAACGCCGTTATGTCTTCGCTGTTAGCTGGTGTAATTGAACCTGCGTAAAAATTAGCAAATGTTGGCTTCAAAGTTGTAGCCGCATTGTAAAATACGCCGTTTAATACTCCAACCACAGGAGCTGCTGAACCTTGTCCATTGACAATGTATCCTGCAGCGGACTTAACAGCACTACCGTTGTAGATTGCTCCAGCAACAGCAGCATCGATAAAGTATTTAGACTGACCAGAGATAGCAGGAGTATTTCCTAATCTATCACCCGGGATCAGACCAAAACCTTGTGTGTTTTTGTTTGCCATAGTGTTGTCCTATTCCATATTGGTTAACGTTAAATCGATGATAGGGATTAACCCGAGAGATAACTAAAAAGCTATTTCTTTGTACCACCGAAGGTTACACGGGACTGTCTATCAACATTGATAGGCATCCTGTTGTCCTGCTCCTTCATTAAATCGTTTTGTACTGCCTCGTCCATACCTTCAGCTCTTTGCCTCATGTATTCTTGACGTTGCTTCGCGATTTCTTCGGGTACCTTTGCAAGCAAAAGGCCACCGACCCCAACAACTCCCTTGTATTTGCCGTCGTCGACGACTGGATAGTCAGATGCGTTTTCGATTTCTTCTGATCTTACAAGTTCATAACCTTCTCTTAAACGTCCAGCTATGTTCTTAGTATCTTGGAAACCGATACTCTCTGCTCTAATCCATCTATACCTGAATCCATCAGGTGCAGGGGGTGCGTCTAGAGAAGATGGTGGAACCCACACTTTTGGTCTTTCAGTATTTGACCGTGTTTGATTCGCACGAGTTGGTTTTTTGTTTTCATTTGTCATATGCTATACCTCCTTCGTGATTTTTAATTGTTTTGCATACTCTTCGAGTGGCACACCTAATTTTTTAGCTATCGCTACCTGTGATGATGTGAGTTTCACAGTTTTGCGTCCAGGTTTAACACTTCTGTTAGCAGAAGCAACGGACTGAACCGGTTTGGACGTGGTTTGTCTCTCAGTATTACCAAATCTATGGGGAAAGTCAACACGTATTCTTTTATCAACTTCATTATAGTATTCAGCAGTTTGAGGATCATAACCTTCTTTTTCAACTAAATCCTTATGTATTTCAAAAGCAGTAAAAGTCATGGCTCTATCTTGTCCAAACCATGAATTTTCATTTGCCCAAGATTCCGCTTTAGGATCAGATGAAGGTAGTTGAGAAGGAGTTTCTTTTGGTAGATTTCCACCATCAGAAAGTTGAACAGGTTGTTCTTTAGCTGTTTCTTCTCTTCCTTGTTTAAGCTGTTCAAGTTTTGCATTCTCAAAAGCGAGTTGTGCAATTCTTTTATTAGCTTCTGTTTGAGCTGCAGCATCTCCTGATTCAATAGCACTAGCCAATTCTCTTTGAGCTGAGTCTAATGAAGAAGTGATACTTGATTCAAACTTTTTAACATATTCAGAATCAGTTTTTTTAAATCTTGATTCTAATTCTTGTCTTTTTGTTTCAACAGCTCTTGCATAATCAACAGCAGCTTTTTCTCTTCGCTCTGCTTCTCTCATTTTTCTTGTGAGTTTTGCAATTCTGTTTTGTACACCTTTACTATAATCTTCTAATTGCTCATCAGATTTAGGTGCATCTGTTCCTTCTTTTACTTCTTCTTGTGTCGTGGTTTCTGTTTCTTGTTTAGGTGCTTCGGTTTCTACAACCGATTCATCTTTTTCTTCAGCAACATTAATCTCGGCTCCTGGGCCGGATGTATCAATGTCAACTGTTTTTTTTTCTTCTACGTCTGGCATAGTTTCCTCCTATGGTTAATATTCATGCAAGATATCCTCAGGATTCTTGATGGTTGCTAAAACTTCGTCGTCGTTTAGCAGACGGACTTCTCCACCCTCAATCTTCATTCTAGATCCAGCGTATCGGGCAAAGACTACCCAATCACCTTCCTTGCACCAAGGACCATCAGCATAACGCTCTTTGTCCTTGTAACAATCTGGACCCATTCTTAAAACTAATCCACATTGAGAAGCAACTTGTTGTTTCTCTAATGTTGCATCAGCTAATACAATTCCACCTTTAGTTTTTTCTCTCATCTTAAAAGGTAAAACAATCATTCTCCAACCTGTTGGGTTGGGAAGTTTTTCTTTTTCGTCTATTAGCTTTTTTTCTTCTGGTTGTTCTTTATACTTTTCTTCCAAAGCATTTTTATGCTTAGGTATCTCGTTTGTTTTGGATGTCGATGACTGTTCCATTGTTTTGCTCCTTATCATTTAGCAGGATAGAGATTTCCTGTTTTACAGCTTCTAACGCTGTTATTTGTCCTATTATATACTTGTATTTTTCCATACTGTCAACATTCCCTGATGTTACAGATATGGATAAAGTATCTATTTGTTTATTAAGATTTCTTAATAATTTAGTTATCACTGATTCTAAGTTCACTGATCTTCCCACCCTTCTATGACTTTAAGTTTATCTTCGGCTTCTGCAATTTTACCAAATAATTTATCTAATTCTTCAATATGCTGTGGATGTTCTCCAATACCTACTGAATTATTTAAATAAATTTCTATGGTTGCTTCTGCTTCTGCGATTTGTGCTTGATATCTTTTTATTAGTGCTTCTAACATTTCCATCTTCTTCTAGCCTGACGTAGTCTAGAATTAGGATCTTTTGCTGCACTTGGGAATTTCTTCATTTGACCTGCGCTTCTTGCACAGTACGATTTTCGCCTATTAGCGGCAGCGGACCCTTTTTTCACTTTACCAGTCACGGCTGTTTTTAGTTTGGAACCGGGATTTTTTCTTCTGTAGGAAGCGACACCGGCTCGAGTCATTCCTGCTCCAGACTTTGTAGGTCTAAAGTTTTTTTTATTTCTTGCAGGCATATTATCCTGTTTTCTCATTAAATTAATCCTTTGTAATATTTTTTTAAACTTGGATTTGAAACTTTTACTCCACCTAAATCCCCGGAAATATAACTCCCTCTATAATTTCTTTGAGCTTGTTTCATCATACTATTAGCTACGGCTCCACCGCTTGCTTTTCTAGTTCTCTTTGCAAATGTTTTAACGTTTGTAGGTTTGCCGCCTGGATTACCGGCTGCTCTTTTTCTGCTGACAGCAGATGCCTTTTGCGAGCTTGTCATTCGTGTGGCTTTGGCAAGTGGAACGCATTTTGGATACTTTCGCTTGCTCCCCTTCGATCTTCCGCAAGGTTGATATTTTCCGTTCTTCTTCGGAGCTCCAATGTCTACCCATTTCTCTTGAACCCATTTTCTTAATCCCATTACGAATTCTTTCCGTAAGCTCTTCCATTACCTTTTTTAGTTTTACCTTTTTTGCCACCTGGTGTTATTTTACCAGAGCATACACCTGATGCATACATATTTGCGTACGCTGAAGGGTAAACTTTAAATTTACGTTTAGCTGCTGCTTTACCTTTTGCGCAAAGTTTAGCCATTTACTGCCTCTACACAATCAGGACATCTAAATTTATATTTAGGATGATTATCACAATGCCCAACTTTAACTTCTTCTGTGATAATTACAGGAAGTTCTTTTTTAAAACTGAATAAATTTTTTATCCAATTTAACATTACTTTAATTGCTCTCTTAATTGTTTTAATCTATCTATTTTTTTCTTTGGCATAATTTTTTCTTTAATAGATTTATTTTTAGGTTGTTTTGTTTTTTTAACTTTTTTTTTAAAAAACATTATTTTTGTCCTTTCTTTTTATTTTTTACTTTTTTTAAAAATTCTTTTTTCTTTTTTAATCCAAGAGTTGGTTTAACACTTTTAATTACACCTCTTGCCATTAAAATATCTTTTTTAGTAATTTTACCATCACCAGATAAATCAGGAAATTTTTTATCCGTAGGTCCCCCTGTTTTAAAAGGCATTCTACTATTTGCTATTTTGCTATATAATCTATTTGGCATTATTTTTTATCCCTTACGCTTTTATGAAATGTTGTACCATAAATTCTTTCTGCTTTTCCAGTATCTCTCATTCTCTTAACTTCTTTAGAAGCTTTGATACCTTCTTTTCTTTTATTTTGAAGTCCTTCTAATTTTTTAAATCTTTTAACAGATTCTTTTGTTCTAACAATGTTAGCTCTACCTTCTTGAGTTTTCCCTTTCATAGAACCAAAGTCAGAATTTTCTTTTTGAATTCTTTTCATTGTAGTTTTAAGTTGTCTAGGTTGTGTAATTGTTGGCGCAACTTTTTTAGATCTTGGTGTTAATTTATTTACCAGATTTTTTGCAGCTCCTACGTATTTATTTACCATTTTTTGCTCCTTTAAATATTTGTGTTCCCTTTATACCATAAATACTCGCAACTACAAGTATCCATAAATTTGTAAACCATTTTGGAAGCTCTGAAAACATTTCGAAGAACAGTTTTACTTTGTCCATCGCAGTAGGATCGTCCGATATCACTGCCCAGGCCAAAATTGCGATAGGCGTTGACAATATTATGAGAACCGCCTCGTCCTTCCAATCAGATTGTCTAGCTTCTAATAATTTACCTTGGTAAGCTTCTTTTCCTTCAGCCATTTTCTGTGCATGCATTAATTGTGCATCAGACATTGCCATCTTCGTCTTCTGACGGTTAGCATAAATTTTACTACCAGCAGAAACAGCTAATTTAATTGCTGAAAACCACATAAGTTAGTACCAAGTAGCTATTTTTTTCTTTTCAGCTAACATTCTTCTAGTTCCTCTAACTTTTTCCTTATCTCCTGTAGGAATTCCGTTAAAAGCACCATCAGCAGTTGATTTAGATCTAGGATCTATCTCAACATTCTGAGAAGGTACTGCTACTTTTTTAGATTTTTTATAATTCATCATAATTGTTTACCTTTTTGTTTATTACTATCTTATTTTTGTCTATTTTTAAAGCTATTTGACATCTGTTGTTTGGTTAAAGATGTATCTGCTCTTAAATTTGCCAAATCTTCGTTTTGATCAAGCTTTTCATCATTAATTTCTCTAGCTTGTACTAGTTTTGCTCTATCCATTTCAGCTTTTGACTCATCTGCTTCTCTTTTACGTTCATTTTCCATAGCTCTTAAGTCTACTTCTCTTGCTTTTAGTTTTAAAAGTGGATCAGAATCAAATTGAGATGTAATTTTCTTCTCTTCTTGCATAAATTCTTCAGTCATTTCAGCAATTAAAGTAGCTTTTCTAGCTTCTATCTTTTGAGATACTTGTTGCATCTGTTGAGCAACTTGTGGATTCTGTTGTGCCATCTGTTGCATCGCCATCATCTGTTGCATTTCTTCTCTAAACTCTAATTGTACTTGTTCTTGAGCCATTAAACTAATGTGCTCTAAAATATTTTTTTGAATTGATGCCATTATTGCAGGATTATTTCTAACCATGTTAGTTGACATAAAATTTAAATGCGCTGTAATGTGTGATCTATGATCTTGAGCTGGAAAAGCTTGAAAAGGTTTTCCTCCTAAAGCATCAATGTGTTCTAAAGAAGGATCTTTAGGCATTGGTGGTGGAGGTGGTGGTAAAATTTGATCAATGTTTTTAACTCCAAGAGCTGAATACATATCTCTGTAAACTGCATATAAATTATGTATTTGTGGATTAGATGTAGCTAATTGTAATTCAGTTTGAGCCAAAGTAATTCTTTGAGACATAGAAAAAATATTTGGATCTGCAACAGGTACAATATCTATTCTGTCATCAAAATCAGTTTGTTTAATTTGTCTTTGCCCACCTACAACATCGTAAGGATAAACTGGCGGTAAGTAAGTAGCAATAATTCTAGAAAGAATTCTAAATTCTTTTTTTAATCCAGTGTATAATCTTTTGTGAATTGCAGACATAACTTTAGATCCTCTTTCAAGAAGAGCAACTGTTGTGCCTACGGCTGCATTTGAATTTCCTTCACCCACTTGCATTTCAGATATTGAAGCAAATCTTTGACCCGCTTGAACAACAATACCCATAAGTTGTAATAATGTTTGTGATGGTTCTTTATAAGGTAAAGGATAGAAAGCATCTCTTAATGATCCACCTGGTGCATCTACATCTTTAAATTCACCTGGTTGAATTGGAGCAGCTTCATCTCTAACTCTTACACCTCTTTGTTTAAATCCTGCTGGTAAATTTGATAATGTACCTGCATCTAATAATTGACGAAGAGCAGTCGTTGCTGTTCTACTCAATCCACCAATCATGTGTATTAATCCAAAACCATAAAATCCTAATCCTGGTAAAAATTTAAAGTGAACAAAATATTGAATTTTCTTTTTCTTTGCATCTTCGGCTGCATAGTTTCTTCTAATTGAAAGAACTTTTGTAGTGCCTTCTTCAATTGTAACAATGTAAGGTAACTTGATACCAGTTGGTTCTCCGTCTGGACCATTGTCTTCAAAACCTTCAAGATCTAAATTAACATGACATTCTAACAACGTATACATGTCATCAGGTTTTCCTGTTTTTGTAGTTCCTTCTAATTCTTTTTCTTTTGCTCTAAGTTTATTTTCTACAACAGCTGGCGTACTTAATTCTATATCAGAATAAAAACCAGCAACTTGTTGTTTTCTTAAATCATTCTCAGAAATTTTAACTGTATGAATAATTGCTTCCGCATCGTCTAATGAGGTAGCCGTATACGGAACAATTAAATCATCTGCAGGGACAAACTTTGAAACAGCTCGTCCTAGTAAATCGTCATAGTAAACTTTTTTAAATGCAGAACCTGCTAGAGGTAAATGAAATAACATTTGATCAAACTCGGGTTCATATTCTTGCATTTGATCCATAATCTGATAATTCATAAAATCTTTAACACGTTGTGCTTGTTGTTCTTTTTGTGGATTAACAGCTCCTAAGATTTGTGTTCTTACAGGGCCATCGCTTGGTAATAATTCTTTGTAAGCCATAGATTGAAACTGAGTTACAGCTTCTGCTAACACAGGGTGTGTTGCACCTGAGGCACCTTGAAAAGGTTCTGTTCTGTTATTATATTTAAATCCTAATAAATCTAAACCTTCCATATAAGATTGTTCCCAATCTTTTCTAGACATTTTGTAATCTGTATAATTGTTTTTTAATTCAGATCCTAATGGATCTAAAACGTCATCAGGTAAAATATCTGCAAGGTTATCAAAGTGAGACTCTGTTCCTGGTATATTTATTGCACCTGGTTCAAAATCAATTGTAGCTCCACCATCTTCTTCTGGTGTAACTTCTACCGGACCTTTTTCTTTTACTTCTTCTTGTAATTCTACTTCTTCCTGTTTACCAGGAATTTCTAATTCCGTACGAATTTGATTCGGAAGTGATTTATCTATGTCTGCCATGTAATCTCCTAGTGTTATCTATCACGTTTTAATATAGAAGCCAAGCCCTGTGGTGTGGGTCCTGCTTCTGGGGGTTTACCAAATCTTTCGCCTGCTATTTTAGCTAATCCTCCACCTGCATATGATTTAGTTAAAGCTGGTGAAATATTTGATCTTCTCTCTATGGCTCTTCTAGCAAAAGGATCTTGATCAAGACCTATTTGAAACCTTTTAACATTTTCAACTTCTGCTCTTCTCTCGAAAGCCTGTTGTTCTGGAGAACCTTGTTTAAGTATTGTAAATATGTCTTCTCCTTTTTCCCTTTGTTTTATTATTGATCTAGTTTGATCCATAACGTCGTCTTCTGCTTTAAGTGCATCTTCTAAATTATATGCTCCTGGACTTGTTAAATCAAATGGATCTAATTGCCCACCTAAAACTTCGCTTTCTCTATCGTAAAGTTTTATAAGTTTATTATAACTTTCCATTGCTGTTTTATATCTATTTGCAGCAGGTTCTGTTCCTGCAATTCTTTCCATTTCCATAGCATCTGCCTTATCTGTTCCTCCGCCAAAAGGAATACTCATCCAATTTCTAAACCATGCTTCTTTACCCGGCATTCCTCCTAAATAATCATTGGCTACAATCATACCTTCTATAAAAAAATCTC